TCTTGCCGCCCAGTGGGGCGGCTTTTTCTTATGCCTGCTCCGCCTTCCCGGCGGCCTCTTTGTCAGCCTGGATGCCAGCCTCAACGGCGGCCTCAAACGCCTCCTTGTCAGGGTAGGCGGCGGCCAGCTCCTGCCCGTGGCGGCCAGTGAACTCTCTCATGGCCCTGTCCTCTTCATGGGTAATCTCAGGGTGCTTCTCCCGGAGCATGGCCATGCCTACGGTAGCCAGATCGGGGGCGTCGTTCTTCTCAGTGATTTCGTACAGTTCATAGAGCATTTCGGTGTTCATAGTTCAATCTCCTTTGCAGTAAAAAATATGTTGTTATTCCTTCAACTGCTTGATGGCCTGGTTGACACCAGTTGCCGCCAGACCGCTTACAATGCCCACGGCAACGGCGGTCACGGGATCGCTGGCCGGGAAATCCGGCACGCCCAGGGCCAGACAGGTCACCCCCAGCAGTCCGCCCACCAGCCCGCATACCACGGGAATGAGGGCGTTGTTGTCGTATGGGGTCGCCTTGACGATCAGGCCCACCAGGTAGCAGATGACGGTGACCGCCGCCACGCTCGCAATACCAAAGTCCATATTTTCACCCCCTCTCAAAGACCTATCTTGTCTAACAGAAAGGCCATAACCGCTGTAATAACCGCCGCAATTATGGCCCAACTCATTTTGCCTTTCAGGTCTTTCCAGTTGCGCCCTGGCTCCGCCTGAATGTCCGACAATCCCTTGGACAATGTGCTCACCTTACCCGTCAGGGCCTCCAACTTTTCAAGTATCGTTGTATACTGCTGGCCCTGCTCCGCACGGGCGATCTCTAGCTCCCGGATTCTGTTGAAAAACTCTTTGTGCGTCTGTCGGGACTGCTCCTTCCATTCGCTCATCTGCTTTTCCAGCATATTAGCTTTCTGGAGGCCAAGGCAATCCCGCTGTGGGTCTAAGATACATTTTTCATCTGCCATTTAGATCTCCTTCCAGGCCTCTCTTAGCCCATTCCGCCGCCACCAGAGCCTCCGATGGCTTCTCCTTCTCCAATTACTTTGAATAGACCGTTACTAGCTCCAAGACTTCCAACATTGATTTTTTCTATGCCGGAACTCCTTTGGAGATTTCCATTGATAAATATTGGAGAGCCAACAAATACTTCTATCGTCCCTGATTGGGCATTCGTGGTATTGTCGATTTCAAAGGTCCCAGTTTCAGATTCCGACATATAGTGTATAACTACACCAGAGTATCTAATATTTACCTTTTCTGGTAATGTTCCCCCACCTTGTATCACCGGATTCATTATCATACTGTAATCACCCCGTCTCCAGATACATATACCAAATTGGTCGTATGGCCACTCCGAGTGTATACCTCCGAATTTGCAACCACTTCTAACGCTCCGCTTAATGCGTCTTGTCTTACATCTCCTATCATTAGTGGAAGGATAAAAGAGTTTTTAGCTACTGATATAGTAAATTCTGTAGAGTTAAGTGGGGCATAGCCTTTTGTTCCGTCCGAAGTAATATAATGTAGACCATAATCAGGGCTTGATATTGTATCACGGCTTTTTATAGTAACTGTAGCAGTTTCTCCACCGCCCTGCACCACTGGATTCAGTATCATGTCGCACTGCCTTTCATCAAATCAAACAATTTTTGGGGTATATGTTGTCCCGACGCTTTAATGCAATAAAGTTATACATAATGCGTAAACCTTCTATTATTGGAGTATGGTGATTTTCTAAGTTTTCGGCGGGCGCTCCTGGAGGCGACAGCCGATGGTGAAGTCAGAGTACGACCTACTGTAACCGTTCACATAGAAAGGCCCGTAATTCTGGTGGTGGTAATAGTCACTGCCATGGTACAGGCACGGGCTACCACCGTTGAAATTCCAGCCATCCGGGACATAGGTAGTCGTACTGCCAGAAGATTCGGTGGGGTAAAGCGCCCACTCCAGATTGCTTTGAGTCGGGATGGCGAAATCGCTAGGGTAGCCGCTGGTCGGCCTGCCCACCAGAACCCCGTTGGCGCTGTCGCTGAACTGATTGGGATTCTTGATGACGTTCAGGCCGCTGCTGTTGTAATAGCACCCGTCCATCCAGTCGTACACGTTGTCCCACCAGCCCTCGATGTTCCGGTACTGGCAGAATCCGTAGGAATCCCGGCTGGCCGCCGTGGTTCCCGTGTGGTACTGCATGGTGTCCGTCTTGCCGTTGTTCTCCTTGGAGCCGCTGGCCGAACAGCCCCGGCCGATGCGCTCGCCATTCCAGTCCGCAAACTCCACCAGGAACAGCATGTTCACATACCACATCTGGGCAAAGTCCATCTGCCAGATGTTCGTCCCCAGGTTATGGGTGCGAGTCCGGGCCGTTCTCCGGGTAATATCCACCTGCTGCGCCTTATTGGTCTCCGACTTATAGGTGCCGCTGGCGCAGTGGTAACGTCCGATATAGGAGTAATCCAGTTCGCCAAGGCCGTCGCCCCGGTCCATGTTCACCGGGTCCACATGGAACCCCTCCACCGGGCCGTCCGCAATTTGCAGCTTCAGCTTCTTCCCCGTCTTGGTCCACTTGTACCAGTATTTGGGCTCTTTCACCATCACGCCCCCGGTCCGGGTCGTTTTGGTCATGTCCTTCCACGGGTACAGGTTGTCAAATGGGGAAGAGCCGGAGCCGTTGTTAGCGGCGGGGGAGGGCTCGGCAAACTGTGCGGAACCATCAGTACGTTTGCCCTTGGTGGAGCCGTTGCTGGTCCAGTCCCATTCTACACCGTAGATTTTAGGAGGAGGAGGAAACGGCTTGGCAGGACAACTAAAAATCATGTCCCTACCTCCTGGATTACCACATAAACCTGTACATCTTCTGTCGGGACCGTCTGCGCCTTGAATGTCAATTTGTTGGCCGCCTGTCCCGTGCAGGATATCCCAGCGGCAGAATACACAGCCTGGTCCGCAATAGTCGGCATTGGCTGAATCAACTGTTTACTCTCATCCGCAAGCACGCCCGGAACTGTAACAGTCTGGGTGTTGTTGGACCAGGCGGAGAGGGGGAGGGTAACCAGGGTGGATTTTGGTCTGATTTCCGTTTTTACATCTTCCATCGTAGGTAGGTAAGCGTCATTTTCTACAAGGCCAGTTCTAAGCGCACCTCCGACGTTATAAAAAACCACACCTCCGCAGTCTACCCGTTGAATAACGCCAGATTCTCCGGATACCGCATCAAACTCCCCTGGGTTTGCAAACATATATGCCGTATCATGATTACTAGAAATCCCGATCAGCGGTAACTTCTCAAGACCCAAAAAATCTCCATTCACAACTAACTGCACTCTGTGATCTGTACCTTCGTCTACCGGATCAGGGGACTCAACAACCTCCAGCACCAACTCCCCCGTCATGGTCCCTCCGCTCAACTGGAGATACCTCTGGTCGGCCTGTTCCTGTGTCATGCCAGATTGTGGCGCATCCTGTGGCACGGCGTTACCCCCGCTGTCAAAGCCAACCACCTGGCCCTGGGTGCCGGTGAGTTTATCCTGCTTCTCATTCGCCAGGGCAGCGGCCGCAGCGGGAAGGGAATCACTACCGGCCCCAACCGTCACGCCGGTATCACTAATAGTTTTCAGTGTGTCATTCACATTCTTCTTGATGCGGTCAATTTCGCTCTGTACGCTCATGCCGCACCTCCTCAGATGGCCGCAAGGGCTTCCTCAATGTCACTGGTCAAGCTCACGCTGCCCCCGGAGGTGTACCCGGCAGGCACAGAATAGGAGGTCGTGGTAAGGCCATCGATGGTACCGGAAACAGCGCCGTTATTCGTCATGGAGCCGGATACCAATGTGCCTTTCGCATCTACGATCTTCTTACCAGTCAGCACATCAGCCGCAGCAGCCGTTACTCCGCTTACGTCCTGATATGCGGCTGGAATAGCTCCAACGGTAACCTTAGACAACACCTTTCCAGTAGTTGGCGCAATCGTCTGGGCGGACTTGCTGGGGGTTGCGGTCTTTTCCTCCAGCGTGATAGATACTGTTCCAGCGCCGTCATGGTGTCCTGCCGGAATCGTATAGGATGGAGCCGTAACGGTCAGCGTTTGGGTAACTGCCCCATTATCTGGCATCGTACCTGTGACCTTGCTGCCGCCAACATACGCAGTTTCCCCATCGAGGATTTGTTCAGCCTCTGCGGTGGCATCTGTTGTGTCTACAAACTCCTCTGGGATAGCTCCCACGGTGACGGCGGAAAGCACCTTGCCCTCTGTTGCCTCTACAGTCTGCTCGGACTTTGTAGGCGTGACGGTTTTCGTCTCTGGGACAATCTGCACCTTACCAGTACCAGTGTGGTACCCCTTGGGGATGGTGTATGACGGTTCCTCCGCTGTAAGGGTTTTATTTGCGGCCCCATTGTTTGGCATGGTGCCGGTAGAAACCTTACCCGTCTTATCTACAAACACCTTTCCAGTCAGCACGTCAGCCACAGCGGTGGTCACAACAGACACATCCTGGTAACTATCGGGAATCGGAGCTACCGTCACATCAGACAGTCCGTAATAACCGGGGTCTGGAGTCACGTTCTGCTGAACCTTGGTAGGCGTAACACTCTTGCTCTGGAGGTTATAGTTTCCACCGCCAGCCACACCGGACACCGTGCCACTGCCGTTGTGGTAGCCCTTCGGGATGGTGTATGTATCGCCCTCCTGGACTTGCGCCGATACAGCGCCCCGGTTTTCAATACCCTCGATCTCTGTCGCCAGCTTGTCCAATGTGTCAACGCTCGTGCCAATACCAAGCTCTACCGCTTTCGCACGGATCGTATTTCGTGCGGTTTGGATGCGGCTGATTTCAGTTGCTACGCTCATTTTTTACCACCTTTCAAATCGTCCCTAAAAGGATCTCGATATTTCCAACAGTATCCTGCACCGCCGCCGCGGTAATGGGAAGGGTGTTATCCCCCTCGAAGTCGCTCACCGCATTTACAGAGAGCGTATTCGTTTCTCTGTCCAGCAGTAGGCCGTGGCCGATCCTATAGCCACCACCGCCGCCCTCTGGTAATGGTATATCTGATTCCTCATATTCCCCGGAATCCGGGCTAAAAATGAGCCATGTCCCGTTTGTGCCGGGTTTTGGCGGATTATTGTTAATGTCTGTCAGACGGTCCTCCATCTGCTCAAACTCGGAGGGCAGGAGCGGTGGGAATGCGTCTACCGCATTGATGCTATTAAACACCATGGCATAAAACAGGTTGCTGTGCCGCACCTGGTCACCCAGAGTGCCCCGAACCTGCATGGCGTATGTACCGTCATCCGCCAGCATGGAGGCGGTAAGCAGCACACTGTATACTTCTCCATCACGGGAAAGCTGGATGATGTTCTTCTGTCCGTCCTTCTCTACGTCCACCTTTAAGTCCCAATCTTCCGTCAGGTCCGTGGATATTTCCAGAGAAGTGACCTCATTATCACCCTCAAATCCAAGGGAAAAACCGGGGGGCGTACAGATATTCCAATCGGTCATGTAAATCATACGCCCACCTCCTGTGCCATAGCGGCCACCTTATCCAGAAGTGCGTCTATCTCTTCCCCACTGTATTTGCTGGTGTAGTAGCTCGTGGGTGTTTCCTCTGCAAGCGCCTGTAACTCCATGGTAGAAATCCTCTGTTCCAGGGCGGACAGCCTCTCTTCTATTGTCATGGTATCTCACCTCACACGACGAATCTTCGGCCCAGCTTGTCCAGAATAAAGCGGCCAGTGCGGTCCATTATTGGGCCGTTTTGGGTTTCTTTCGGAACGGAATAGTAGAGAATAATCAGGCCATCTCCGCCCTCGCCACCTTGACTTGGCAATCCGCCTTCTCCTGGGTCAGCGGTGGTGGAACTCAAATTATAGGACCCGACCGGCGATCCATCGCTGCCGCTAAATGTCCCCGCCGCACCAATAGAGCTTCCACCGCCACCTCCATAGCCTCCGCGGCCTCCGTTTCCATTAAGAGCCTTTTTAGGGACTATAGCCGCATCCGCGCCTTTCAGTCCATTTGTTGCGTAGGCCCGTGCTGTAATGGTTGTTTTGGAACTGTTTCTGGAAACAGTAAATCTACCCAGCGCTGTGCCATTTTTGCCTGCTGCACCGGCTGCCGCACCGGACCCAAGCGCATACGATACTTCTGCGCCAGCGTATCCATCTCCAAGGTCCCCGTTAAAGCTGGCCTGGTCGCCATCTCCATCTAATTTTGGAGGCTCTGTGTTGTCGCGTGTTTTCGTTGTTCCCCCAGGCCAAAATGTCCCATCTTCATCTGTCACCCCGGCAGATGGAGTAAAGTGAAAACCATCCTGAGCCGTAGAATTTTCCCTGTCTTCAGCGGTCGTGCCTGCCCCGTCTCCTCCGGCGATTCCTTGAAGGCCGGTCGTTGCGTAAACTTCACCGGTTATGATGTCCGTATAACCAAACTCAGATGAGCTGCCTAAATCGGATGAGATATCTCCAAGTGTTGTTGCGCTCCCTTCATTCCCTTCGGCTTCCGGATTTGATTCATCGTAAGTGGCACCAGTTCCGCCGGGTCCGCAACTATACTCCAACTCATCGATGACAGATAGGTCCATCTCTCCACGGTAGATTTTCCCGCCATGTCCTGGAGCTCCGCCTTCTCCTCCTTTTCCCCCTTCTCCTGGGTGCTTACCACTGTACCGGGTATTTATACCGAGTAATGAGTATGAAAACGAGAGCGTAGTAGCGGAACCGGGCTCCCCCTTTTTACCAGCTCTGCCTCCCTGGCCAGGCCCTATCAGGACATATTCGATTCGAGTGACCCCGGCAGGCTTTTTCCATGTCCCTGAACCTGTCAAAACAACACGCTCGGTAATATATCCCGTTTCCGGTTTCGGCGGCACAAATCCAACCAGCAACGTTTCGTCCGCTTTCAACGTGTTGGACAGGTTGATGTCAGCGGATTCCAGACAGGCGGTGACTCCCGTTTTGTCATAAGGATGCCATGTCGCAACACGGTTACCCGGCACCTCTCCTTGGTATACAATAGGAGCCTGTATTGTTTCGGTCCATTGGAAATAATTAGCCAGCCGCTCCGCTACCGCCGTTGAATTTACCAGACTAACCAGTGTTGCGTTCTTCACCGTTTTAATGTTAGGCTCTGCCGCCTCAGATACATCCCTTACCACCTCTCTGGTATTATGGATATACGCCCTCCCTTTCAGCGTGCCAGAGCCGCCAGAAACCTTTGCGTAGTTGGCCCCGCTCTCCAAGATAGAGAAGCCATCAGCAACCAGCTCATACATCGGGCTATTAAATGTGATAATATCCCCTTGCTGGGCAGTTCCTTCAAACAGCTTGGTTTCCTCTCCGCCCTCCACATATTGGTGTTCTGTGACTACCACCTGGGTTATTTTTGCTGTTTCCGGGGCTTTCGCTCCCACCAGCATATAATCCTCATTGATATTTCCAGAGATGCCATCCCACAGGCTTTCAATGCGTAAAACGCCATCCAAATCCGTTTTGATCCATGCTCCAATCGCTATCAGGACTTGGACCAGGTTGTCCCGCTGTGTAGCAACAGGCAGCCAACCATATAGCTTAACGTCTGCGTATTTGTTTTGGATTGAAAAAGGGACTGTACCACAGATGCTGGCAATAACTTCCTGCGCTGTTTGCCCGGTGTATATTCCTCCATAATGTTGTCCCTCAGTTAAAATACCAATGGCGGATGTAGCGTAAAGACTATATCTGCTAGGACCAACTCGCTCTCCTTCTTGAAGGTAAAATATCCCTCGCTGGGCGCCATTGTAGATCCATTTTAAGGGTGTATTTCGAGCGAATCCAATAAACACTCCATCCGGGTCACGGGCCTCGGCGGATAGTGTATTGACCTCCAGAGAGGAGGAGCGGAGAGACATAGCTATATGTACATTTCCCGAAAAGATATCCTTTTGGTAAAATGTCTTTCCGTTATAAACAAGCTGATTCATGTCGGCACCTTCTTTGGCTCCCTGGCGTAAAATGTGACGGTCAAACCGCCCCAGCAAGTCCCATCATCCATATATTCCACCGTATCCTCAACAACCTCGATATAGGCTTCATAAGATAGTGTGGTTTGCCCGTATGGCACCACAACAGTGTGACTATCCACCGGGGATATCAGTACCTCATAAAGAGAGTCATAGTCATCACGGCTCATCCCATCAGCAGAAAGTTGGAATGTGTAGTCAAAAAAAGTCCCCTGGAGGTCCCTCCAGTGATAACCGGAAAGAGCGTTGTCCGCATTTGGCCCATCTGAGAGTCTGGCTTTACGGGCAATAGATTCTACGCCTACGTTGTATCCAACCCCGTCTATGGTGAAAATATTATCCATAGCCACCTCACTCCACCAAATCTGTACCGCTTCTACGGTCCTCGTCCCTTAGATAAGGCCGCAAAAACATTGATGCTTCTCTCGGATAGAAGCCAATGTCCAGTTTGACTCGTTGTGAACTGTTCCCATAAACCTCACCGCTCTTGTTTGTATCAGCAGTTTCTCGGACGGTCGTAGCCGCCACCGAACCGGGGACCATTCCGTCGTTAACTAAGGTAACACGCCGCTCAATATTAGGCATAGCACGCTCTAACTCGCTAAGTACATCTAGTCTGGATACAGCAGATTTGACAGAGGCTGCGTTTCCCTCCAGCCCGTTCGCTATCCCTTGGTCAATATTCTTGCCCAGTCGCTCCCCTCGCTTAGACGGAGAATGCACCTCTGCTTCTTTCTCGGCGGTTCCAAAAATCGCATCTATGACAGAACCTATGGCGTCTACCAC